TCCGATCTAGGTCCTATTGCATCTGGTACTCTTGGAGCTGGTTCGCCACTAGGTTCTCCCATGCCGCCCATTGGATCTTCTGGTTCATCGCCTTCGTCACCCGGTGCGCCGCCAAATGGATCAAATCCTCGTTTACCTTGTAAACTTTGTGGAGGTTCTTGTGCTCCAAATGGATCAAAACCTCTTTTGTTTTGCAAGCTAGCTGGTGGCTCTTGAGATCCAAATGGATCAAAGCCTCTTTGATTTTTTAATCTAGTTTCTGGTTCTTGCGATCCAAATGGGTCATACCCTCTTTTATTTTCTAATCCGGGTCTTTCCATTATGGTTGATTCAGTTAATCCTGATAGTTTACGCATTCTATTCATATCTGCATGAAGCTGTTCTACTGCTTCTACTTGATATTTTTTACCGTCTACTTCAAACTCTTTTTTACCAGCTTTTTTAGCTTTTGCTAATGCGCCAGTGAATTCATTTCCTTCATTTGGTTCTTCGTTCATAGTTGATTCCTTTGGGTTTGGATCGATAAGATTGCCATTTTCATCGCGTTGCATGACACCATTTAAAGTATCCTGGTCCCTATCGTTGTAGAGTTTACGAAACCCTACCTTATTCATACGTTCACGTCTTTCATCTTCACGCTTCATTTGTGCTTTTAGTACATCTCTAGGAGGAGTAAGTCCATATTTTTGGAACATCGCTTCTCTTTCTTTTGCAGTCTGTATATTTCTTCCAAGTGCATCCAATTTCAAATCCCAATTAGGATCTTTTGGTTCTGCTGGACTGTCACCATCTATATCTTTTGGATCAATCTTTGTGTCGACTGGATCTTTAGGTTCTTCAGGTTCGTCTGGAAAATCTGGATCAGGATCAAAGCCTGGATCTTTAGGTGGTTCTTCTGGTCCGCCACCTGGTGTTGGTGGTTTAGGACCTGGTTCCGGTTTTGGCTCTGGAATTGGTTCGCCTGGTGGATCTGGCTCTGGATCTGGAAACGGAGTTGGGTCTTGTGGTGGACCTGGAAACGGAGTTGGGTCATTTGGTGGACCTGGCACTGGATCCGGAAACGGAGTTGGATCTCTTGGATCCGGCATTGGCATTGGATCCGGCATTGGCATTGGATCTCTTGGATCCGGCATTGGCATTGGATCTGGTAATTCGCTAGGATCTCTCGGATCTGGCATTGGCATCGGATCTATTGGAATCTCATCAGGGAAAGAGCGGGGCAACTCTAAACTTTGCAAACGCTTCTTATCAGCGGCGCTGAGTTCGTCTAGCTTATAATTAAAATACGCTTCGCTAAGATCTTCTACTGTGTGATCTTTGTATACTTTTGTTTCGTCTACAGTTACATGTTCACCGTTTGCTCCCAAGTATCTTCTAAGGCTTAGGTCAGCAGGACTACCTAATGTGCCTTTATATTCTTCTGGTTCGCCAGCATATTCATCACCGCTATTAGCAAATCCTTCTTCTTCAATTGGAGCATCTCCAACTAATTGATTTAACTGTTCTGGACTAACCAAAGCTATCATTGCTTTCATATTGTCTCTGCCATCAAATGGCGTTTCAGCTACTTGCTGTTCTACTTCTACTGGTTCAACCGCAGGTGTATCGTTTTTTTGAAGTCCTGCTAGTTTGATTAAGTCTTCTAAATTCATGTCGTTACACCTTATATTCTTTATTATGTTCGCCTTTGGGCTGACTTTTAACAAATTTGTCTACAAACTCATTGCCGTAATGCTCACTATGATCTACTTTTTCGGAATCGCTATAGTCTGCATCAGCTAATACACTTTTAGGTTCTTCGTCTTTTGTTTCTTCTTCGACATCCCAAAGCTCTTTAGCTTCTAACATATTATTAACAATCATTGAACCTAAACTAACTCCACAAATTCCTGCAATCTCTTCTTGCAAGCTATTTGGTGTTGCTGGAAGTTTTGTTTTAATGTCGTACATATATACTTCTTGTGCGCCTTTGTCTTCAAAACCTCTGGGTGTGTGCATTATTGTTTTTTTAGGTGAGCTCATGCTCTCCATATTATATTTGGCCATATGTGATTCAATACGGTCCATGTGCTCATCTGAAATCTCGTTAAGACTACGAAGTCTGAACTCATAGGTTTTTTCAGATTCAGCTAGATATTGTGTCAAACTTTTCATCGCGATTTCCTTCGTTATAGTTATTTATCAGGCTTACCCATTTTTTGTATTACTGCATTGATTAGACTATTGCGGTCTTCAAACTCTTCTGCTTCACCTTGAATAGTATCATCTTTACCATTTGCTTTTGCTTCTTGTGCGTCAAACTTAGCTTTTTGCAGTTGTAGTTGAACCATTTTTAGTTTTTTATCCATTTTTGCTGTTTTAGCAGTAATAGCATTGGTCATCATCTTGCTTGCTGTGTCAAACACAGCCGCGGCATGTCTATCTTCAACATTTTGACCAAGGTCCATAAGGTCCTGAAAGGCATGCATTGCTTTATCAGCATACTTGTCCATATCAGCATCTAATTGTTCTAAGTCTCTTACCATTGGTAATGCGGCATCAATTTTATCTGCTACATCTAATTGTTGTTGTAATTGTGCAATATCTAAACCAGTATCTTCCTGTTTAATAGGCTCGTCAACTTTTTCTCCATTCATTGGAGGTAAATCGAACACATCTTCAATTTTACTACTCATATTGTTTCCTTATCCTAGTTTGAATATCGCTCTTGTGCTTGAACCAAAATCACCTGTTCCTACACCTGTAAGACCACCCGCTGGAACTGTAAAGGTTAGTTGTGTAGAAAAATTACCACCGTTAGCAATCCTGTCGTTTTGGTTATTGTTTTGAAAAACATACCAACTAGTGTTTGGAGCATCTGGTCTCCAAGCAAAATAGTTTCCAGCAGGCAAGTCATTCGCTCCTATGTAAGCTCCTCCGCCGCCACCACTTGCTGGAGTTGTCCATTCAAAATCACTACCATTCCAAGATAGTACTTGTCCACTTGTAGCACTACTTTGATTTATATGTGTATTTACTGATGCATCAAATGATGCAGTAGTTTGATAACCAGCTGTACTGTGATCACCCCATCCATAAGCTGTATTCCAATTTCCAACAAACGTATCAGTGATAATATTTGTACCCATATCAATGTTATTACCATTGACATCTAAGTTTCCGCCAAGTTGTGGACTAGTATCTTCTACAAGATTTTCCATTCCTTGTAGTTCTGATCCATCTTGTATAGCTGTCCAAGCACCATTTTTATATACATTAAGTGCATTTGTTGTTGTGTTATAAATCATATCTCCGTTTGTGGGGTTATTAAGTGCATTTCTTTCAGTTGTTGTTACATTTGCAAAACGCAAGCTAACATCTTGTATTGTTACTTTTCCGTTATTAGACCATAATACTGTCATCTTCTTTTCCTTTTCTTGGGTTGATTAAACAATTCATGTTCTGTTAGTACTCTAAATCCCACTCCTTGTCTATCACAAAATACTTTTGCCGCTTGCCACTTTGCTTCGTTTACAATAGCCGCCGCTTTTTGCATTGGGCTCTTTGCATGACGTAGTGTTTGTCCGGCTGGTTTAATTTCTATCATCTCTGCTTTACGCTGTTTATCTTTATCTTCATATACAATAAAAAAATCTGGCACATAATGTGTATTTTTGCCAGTTGCTGGATTTCTATAAGGTATTTTATGTGCTTCACTAGCCCATGCTAGTATATTTGGATGACTGTCTAGTAGTCGCATAAATTTTAATTCCCATCCACTACGATATTTTGGACGGTGTTTACCTACATACTTACTACGATTTATAACTTCGTATATACCTTGTTGAAAATTATTTGCCATTCTAGTAATATTTATTACTAATTACAATGCGGCTAATTCTTCTGGTGTTAGCTTGATTACGAACTCTTCACCATCGATGTTTCTAATTACTTCATCTGCGGCAAGTACACCACCTCTATAAATTCGTTGTCCAACTGGTTGATTTACCCGCTGTGCTGGTCTATTTGATACTGTAGCCGCAATAGATGATTGTACATTTTGTTGTCCTGCTATTCTTCCGTTCACATCACTTGATTGTAAGTTTCCAATATTTGCATGTTCTGGCTGAAACGCTACATTGTACATTAGTGGAGCACTTCCACCCATATCTAATGTATCTGATTGTACATTTAATATCATATTGTTATATAAATTTGTAATTCTACCGCCTTGAGCTGTATCTGTATTAAATATCCTTATTTCTTCAAAAAAGAATCTAGCATCTGGTGATATACTTTTAGCACCAAAAGGATGAGAGTCGCCAACTCCAAACTTTGTGCCTAACATATTATACCCACTAAAGTTTGCAGGATCTAAGTCATGAGCACCTGTTTCTTCATGTCCAAAATAATGTCCTGCATATGCTTTCATTAGTGTTGAAAATTGATTATCTTTTGTATCATAAAAACTTATACTACAGGTACCAACAGTCATCCTAGTAGGAATATGTCTCATACGATTATACTGGTTGAGTGTTTGCATACCGTAATCAAAATCTGGCATGCTAGCTGACATTACTCTATCAAACGTAAATGTTCTTCCAAAACTATCATCTTCCATAAACACATTTGAGTTAAGTACAAATTCAAGTTTAAATTGGTACTTCATTCGTGGTGCTTTGACCATGACTGGATCGTCTACACCAAATTTCTCCGCGGCTGGATTATAAAAGCCGGTATTACTTGTTAATCCCATGGGCTACCCCTTAACCAGCGGTGCCGGCGCCTGTTGCGTTACTTAGTGTTTGATCTTGTGTTACGCCTGTTAGTGTTGCATTACCTGCCGCATCAAAGATTTCACAATTATCATATCTAACTGTTACAGATACTTGTACTTGTTCACTGCTCGCATAAGCCATATCGCCATATTGGATATTTTGAATATAAGCTCCAGCTAATTCAAATTTATCTAATATACCCGGTGTTGGGCTTGCACCATCTAATGTTTCCACTAGCATTTGGAACTTGTAAGCACTACCTGATCTTGGTGAGCTTTGGTTTGCATGATCAACTTGTCTGTTAAGTTGTCCGTTTAATTCTCTTATTACTATACTATCAACGTCATCTCTAAGTACGATTGTAATTGGTTCCCAAGTATGTTTACCTGCTAGAAATATTCTACTGTTGTACATATCCAACGGTATTTCATCATGTGTAAGACTTGGTCTACTTACACTAATTACACTTCTAGTAGGAGTCGCTGTAAATCCCTCTCCAATAAACGTTGCTCTAAAACGATATTGTAGTTTGGGCATAATAGTTGTGGTGTTACCTGTATTGTCTGGTACACCTAATGTTGTTATAACTGCCATTTGAATCTCCTCGTTATACCGGCTGTTAGTATTTATTAAAAAACGCCAAAAAAAATGGACAGCCGAAGCCGTCCATTAAGTATTCTGTTAATTTTTTTAGTTAGTAGTTGATAATGTGCCTGTATTCACCAATCTAATCGGAACATAAATGAATTCTGCCGCTTTTGAAGGTTCAATAGCTACATCTACATAAAATTCGTTACGATCAATTCTTGCTGGTGTATTATTTGTTTCATCACAAACTACTGCGAAGTCATTGAGACCTCTTCTACTAAGGATGTCTGATAGGAATCTTTCAAACACAATTTTAGCTCTTGCTCTTGTTTGTGCGTCATTGATTTCAAACAAGAACGGACGAGCAATATCGTCAAATCTTTCTCTGAGATAAGCAACTAGTCTTGCAACATTAACTCTATCTAAACTACTTGCTGTAGCATGTAGTGTTTTCTGTCCAAATACTATTGTTCCTTGTCCTGGGAAGGTTGCGATTGGATTCAATTTATCAGTATACATTGCATCACGTTGACCTTGTGTTAAACTGATTGCTTTGAATTCACCTTCTGTAGTGATATGTCCTACTGCACTTGCATTTTGTACAACGCCTCTAGTAGTTCCTGCTGGAGCAAACCATTGGAAACTAATATTGTCGTTATATGCAAATGTGTATAGTGCCATATGGCTTGGAGGAACAGCTACAGTATTGCCTTCTACTGGTTCTGTTGTTTGTCCACTTGGATAGTAAACTGCACTATATGTATTTTTGGTTACTAGTCCATCTTCACCATTCTCTGTTGCATTGCCACTATTTTTAGTCCAGCTAACAACATCAGTTGGATTCTTACGCATTGGTGTATCAATAATAATAAATGCTGTTTCGCCTCTATCACTATTAAGTGTTACCATTTCGTCTACTAGTTCTGGATAGTTTGGAGCCGCTAACAAGCTGTACTTGAATTGCGGATCTCTTAGATCTGTTCCAGCCGCTACTGCCTGCATTGCAGTTGCAATAACACCACGCTGTGCAAATCTACCAAAACGTCCACTACCATCTGCATGGTTGCTTACAGCATTTCTCCAAGCTGATCCATTCCATTTACGCACTGTATTTTTACTTTGCGCCATATTAACAGCTACCATTCCATTTGGATACACTGCTGGGTTTGGACCGCCACTAATAACTGTAGCATTACCGCCATTGGTTGCATCTGCGGCTGTGTCTGTAATATCTGCAAACAATACGCCTGTTGTAGTTGTTTGATCTGTATTATCATGTGAAATCCATGCCGCACCGTTATAAACTTTAATATGTGGATAAGCACGTTCGTTAGTTTGGTTCTCAGCCGCTAACGATGTGTCAACCCAAATATCACCACTAGATGGTCCTACAGGAGCAGTCGAGCTATAAGTTGCCGCTTTTGGTGCAAATGCACCTGCTGTAACTACATACAAGTCTAAACTATTAATTGTATTATCAAACCAATATGTACCTGTAGCTAATGTGCCAGTTGGAGTTGCAGATTGTGCTAATACTGTAGTTGCTGTTAAATCACCAACTGCGCCACCTGTTGTAATTTCTCTAATTATAATAGTAGCTTTTGTATTTGCTTGCTGATCTAATAGGTAGTTGCCTACTACGGCTGTGGTGGTTGTTAATGCAGTTGTACTTGAACCATCTTGTGATACAAAGTCTGTAATTGCACCTGCGCCATCAGCTTGTGTAGTACTAATACCTTGTACTGTAGCCGCTGTAAATGATGTACCATTATGTGTACTTAATGATAAGGCTAAACCGTTACCTGGTCTTGTAGTTTTAACCCAAACGTCACCAGCACCTGGTGCGGCTGGAGCACTGAAGTGTTCATCATAAGTTACAGTTTCGCCACTGCTTAGGTTACCATCACTATCTAGTATTTCCCATGCACCACCTACGCCTATAAAGTATTCAATACTCATCTGACGTGCGGCACTAACTGATGCTTCGTTATCAACGTGTACTACAACTAGGAATGTTCCATCTGTTGCGGCACTTGCGGCTGTAGCTGGTGTATGTACATCACCTACAACATCTGTACCATCGTCTACGTTAATTTCAACTGCTGGTATTTTGTTTTCCCATTTACTAGTTACAGTATTCCATTGGTGAATACCATATGAACTAGCGTCTGTGTCTAACCACAATGTACCAGCAGTACTATAAACCGCTGTTGGTGCAGTTGTGCTTGCTTCTAATTGTCCTAAATTAAGGTCTGCTCTAACAATAAATGCTTGATTGCCTTGTCCTAAATAACTGTACGCCGCCATCAAACCATATTCGCTGGTCTCACTACCTTGTACAATTGATGCTCCATTTTTAGTAAAAGTTGGGTTACCAAAAAACTGTGTCAACTCTCTTTGGCTAGTAACTTTCACTACTTTGCCTGCATTTGCTGATTTAGTAAATTTTGCTTTACCGTCTGCTTCACTACCAGTTGGATCTGATTTGTCTTGTTGTGTTGCAACTAATAGTAGTGGTACTGTGCCAGCGCCTGGGGCACCATATGCACTCTCATCTACTACAGTAACTTCAACACCTGCTGATACTAATGTTGCCATAATATTCGCTCCTCTAAGTAAGTAATTCGCTAGTAGTATTTACCAGGACCACTATATATCTAGGGGGTTATGGAGGTTAACCTAGTACTTAATGATTTCTTTAACTTTTGTGAGCAAATCTTCTAATGTACTATCATTATAGATAATATGATTAAATTTTTCATCTGGTAGTATCCATGCCCATTCGCTTGGGTGTACATCTTCTGGTTTAATATTGTTATCTCTACAATCCATAAACCATGTAGGCAAATCTCCACGACGGGCTTGCCAAACTTGTCCACCAATTTCTTGTATCATTTTCATTTCATTAGGAAAACGTACATCAGGTATTACCCAATTATTATCTGGATTATCTATTAAACGTTGTTTGACAAGACTTACCCATATGCTGTCATCAAATCCGTTACGCATACAATCTGTGCCAAATAATTGTAGTACTAATCTAGGTGTAATAAGTCGACCAGTTTCTTTAGTCCAAAATTCATCTTCTTTTTCTCGCCAAATTCTACTACGATCAGTATCGCCTTCTAATAAATCTCGGTCCCATCCAAATACAGTTGCTACACCATCTTTAAGTTTGTCAGCAAAACTAAGTTTTTCGAAGTTATGATTTTCTACTAAAATATCGGCAACGGTTCCTTTGCCACTGCCGATTAAACCGCATATACCAATTATCATACGCTACTCCGTAAATTGTTATTTTTTACAGTTTAGCGTAAATTTTGAGAAAAGTCAACCAATTATAACGCCAAGGCCCATTTGACCTTCAGCATAGTATTTGAGATCGTCTTCTAATTTGTCCATACTCATTTGAGCATCATTTCGTAATGCATCAGCATTAAGACTTGTTCCGCCTTGTGGACCTGCAATAGTATTAAACTTACCTCTAGCTTCAGCTAACATTAGTTTTGCATGAGCTAATGCAAATTCTTTAATCCAAGGACCACTATATGGATCTAGTAATAGCTCTTCATCGCTACGTTTTTTGTAAACATGTAGATAATATGTGTCTTTTGATTTAATTTTTCTTTGAAGAAATAGTTTTTTAGTAACAGTGTTCCAAGTAAACATAATCTGTTCACCAAATAATTTACCTAGTGTTTCTCTATGCTGACTTAAGGCATCAAATGTAGCCATTCCGCCTGCTCTGCCACTGTGTAATAGATAGCTATTTAAATATGCACTTTCAAATGGTTCGATATCAGCACCATTGCCGGTTAATGTTCCGCTACTACGGCGATAGATATCATATACGTCAACTATACTATTATCTAATGTATAGTCACTAGTATCTACTGCTACCTCTAGTGGAACAAATGTTTCTTCGACACTGTTTTCACTGCGTTGTCTATATTTTTCAAAACTTTTATCAATAGAAAGAGCATAGTGTTCGGGGTCAAGTTCTACGTCGACCATCTGACCACCTAATCGTAGTTCAATCTCTTTTGTTAAATCATCTCTCTGTGCCATACTAATATTTATCCGTTATAATAATCCGCGGTGTACTTGAGCAGTTGTTTAATCTCTTTACTATTAGGCTCGAACACCTGTCTATACCTAGCATAACTAGGCAAATCATTTTTATATGCTTCTGGGTTTCGTAAAACTTGTTCTGGATTATCAGTATCTTTTATTTCGCTAGCAAGGTCACTGCCGTATGCCATAAGTTCATGTGGATCACGCAAATATTCACGCATCCAATCTTTAGGATCTCCAGTTTTATTTGCTAGTTCAGTACCTTTTTGGTGACCACTTTTCATTTGGTTTACTCTATCTAAACCAATTTTGCTATACTGATTCCAATGAATTGTTTCATGTGCTAGCATACGCATTAAAATTTGTTTGAAAGTTTTTGGACCATACTTGCCTTCTAAATTTTTAGTAAACAAGTAGACTTGCATAAACTTACCATCTTTGTCTATGCCAGCTTCTGCACTGATCCATTCATTTGGATCTTTGCGTTCTTGGTCTGTGGCAATAAACTCTATTGGCAAGTCATCGTAGTTGTTTTGATTAAGTATTTCTTCAAGTTCGTCGATGTCATCTACATCTCCGTTGTCATCTAATACTTGTTGATACTCTTCGATACTATCGTCGATAATTTGCTCAACCTGACTCATAAATTTTTTGTCAGGTTCTACCCGTGCTTCGATTAGTTCATGTAATCTCATACAACTATTTATTTGAAGGCTTTAAGTATAATGGTATCAGAATTAAATCTACCATTCATTTTTGTTTCAGTAGTTTTTAGATATCCAAACTGTGCTTTTAGTTT